TTAATTCTACTGGTAATCTAATTGCAGTGGAAGTAATAAATAAAATTAAAACGTTTGGTGCATTTCCTTCTATAGAAATTGTTGGTGGTGGTGGCATGGGAGCTAAAGCAATACCATCATTCAATTGTATTGAACCTACTTTATATAAGAAGTATGTTGCCAGCGTGTCGCCATCTGGTGTAGATAGTGTAGTTGATTGCCCTAATGGCGATTGCGATGATTGCAGTGTGTGATGAGGAAAACAAATGGCAACTAGTTGGTTAGATTTACAAGCAAAATTAAAATCTGGAGTAAAAAGTTTTCCTAACCCAGTAAAAGGAAAGTGTGGAACTGGAACCAGAACAATAGACACTGATATAAATTTAGGTCTTCCTGGTTTAGATGGTATTGCTGGAGATCTTAACGGAATTCTTGGCGATGTACAAGGAGCAATTGATCAATTTGGTTCTGAGGTCATGGGAGTGCTTCAGGATATTGGTGCGTGGATTCCGCCTGATTTGCAGGGTAGCGGTAGTAGTTCTGCAGAAGCAAAACAAGCAGCAAAAATAGCAGACATTACTAAGCAAAATACACAGACAATAGAAGGCGGAAATATTGCCACCACTACTGGTCACAATGAACAAACAGGGCAATCATTCTATCAGATCAAGATGAGTTCTGGAACTGGAATGGCATTTGATACTGACGGTTCTATTCGTTTTAACGCTGCAGCAGATCCTCCAGACAGTCCTATTGCAGGAGATTTTGAAATCTCTAGATGCAATAGTTTTCTTGCAAACATAGAAGAATCTTGCATTATAACAGTTAACAATAAAAATAATATTTGTGGTGGTAAAGACGCAAATATTAAAAAATCATTAATGATTCTTGTTAATGGTGGTGATGTTGATTTAGAGGTAACTGGTGGTGATGTGAAAGTAAAATCATCAGGCAATATATCATTAGATGCTGGGAAAACTTTAGAATTAAGAGGAGCAGATATTAAATTACTAGCTGGTGGTGGAATTTCTGATGCGAAGAAAGCAGGGCAGGCAGCAGGAGAACAGTATGGCGGCATGATTGACTTGAGATGTGGCACATATAGGAATAGTGCTACTACAAAACAAACAATAGAGTCAGCAAAATATAGCACAGTTAAAGGTGAATTGACAATTGCTATGGAAGATCCAATGGCACGATTTAATATTGTATCTGCTGGTCATTTTATGGTAGATGTTAATGGCGACATTCTAGAAGAAAGTAGAAGTAAAGCGACTATTGTTGGCAGAATACCTAAAGTTGGTATTCCCGCTTTACCTATTTTGGGTAATTTGATTAGTCAAAACGCTCAATACACAGTAGTTAATGATCGTCCAATTATACCAGAACCATCAACGGGATCTACAGAATCACCTGACGCACAACCGATGATGCAAGTAGTTAATAGTGTAAGTGCTCAGGGCGGATTCAAAGTTAATTTAATGAGAGGAGATATTATTTTTAGTACAAAGCAAGGCAATCTCATTATGGGTAATGAAAAATCATTGATTGCAGACATCACTAAACCCAATACAGACGTTTCATTATCACCTGCGATTGTTAAAGGAGCTAAAACACCAGGAATGTATGTTGGATCGGATGCATCACCATTCCTTGCATTATACAATGCGTCATCAACTTATATGACAGCGGGCAAATTTACGCCAGGACCAACACCAACGATTAATTCTGTTGTTGTTACTCCTGCATCAGTAAATCTTACTGCTACCGCAATGACTAATAAAGTTATTGGTGCTATGACTAACAATTTAAAAGGAGCAGTTACTACAGATATCGCTGGTACAAACACTCTCAATATTAAGGGGGCAAACATTGAAAATATTACTGGTGCTAAATTAGCAAATGTTACTGGTTTTATCACAGACAAGTCGCCAGCAGGTGTGGTTATTGAGAGTCCAGGAGCAATTACAATTAGGTCAATAGGAATTATAGATATTACATCTGGTGATGCAATAAACATTACTGCTGGTGGTGCACTAACCATGATTGCCACAGCAATTCTTTTAAATTAATAGGCGATTTCAAAATTGACCTTTAATTACTAAAAGGTCGTAAAAAAAATTTTGGGTAATTTTTTGTTAAAAAAGTCGAGCTTGACATAATCTCCAAATATCTTTATACTAGCAATGTAGGACTTTGAGGTCTGGGTCTTATGAATTTTCAAAATACTTTTGAACAAGCTCTTGACAAAATCACGGTTGATATCTACAATAAGAGAGTAATCATTAGAGGCGAACATGGAACTACACTCATTTTTAAATGTGCTTCGATTAACGAACTAGTTGAACTCAAGCAACAGTGTTCTAGAGTTCTTAAATCAGAAAACTTTATTTACAGATAATGCTGGTTTAGCTATCTGGTGAAAGCACCCGACTCATAATCGGACACAGGTGGGATCGTTCCCCACAACCAGCACTTGACAATCAAGGCATCGCTTGTTATGATTGTTCTCTGTTTGGGAGTGTAGCCCAGCGGAAGAGGCAAACGACTTAAAATCGTTCAAGGGTGGGTTCAAATCCCACCACTCCTATCTCTCACTAAATATATTGTAGTGGGAATATTATGAAATACACACTCTCTCAAGCATATGTTTTTTATATGGGTGAGGTTGTTCGTATGTATTTTGTCCAAGGTCTTCCATATACATTTGATCAATTACCTCAAATTATACAAGACCATCCTGCTGTTCAAACAGAAGCACTTCAACATCGTGACTATGATGATGAAGATATGTTAAAAAATTCTAATTATCTAATAATGGAAGAAATGCACCCTCTAATGTTTGAAGTAGATATCGAAAATCCAGAATTATTGCCAAAAGATGATTGAAGAATTTTTTCTTTATTTTGAAGGCACATTTAATAACTGTATGCAAGCAATGTCGCATCCTACTAAGTTTGCGATGATTGAATTACTTCATAAAAAACTTGATAATAACCGTTTTCATTGCATCCAACAGTATTATGTTGACAAAGTTCCATATCGAAACAGTATTATTGAAGTAGTTTCCCATGACTCTCACTTAATTCTCAAATTTTTCAAAAATGAGGGATTGACATACTTGACTGGATGCGATGTAATAATGGAGAAGATGGGTTCTGAGTTTATCGGCAAAAATCTTTGTAATGAATGTTTTATAAAATGGCAAGATAAACAGACCCGCCTTCAAGCTACCAGTATTCTTGGGAATAACTACTATCATGTAATTGATCAAGGATACGATATAAACACTGGCGAGCAAATTTGGGGATCTTACAATGGTCCTTTTGAGTTCGTCAAATTGCCCTAATAGCTCAGTTGGATAGAGCAACGGTTTTGTAAACCGTAGGTCGTTGGTTCAAGTCCGACTTGGGGCTTCTGTGTGAAGGAAGACGCAAGACCCAGGAGATCGCTCCTGGTTTTTTTGTATAAATAACACAGAAGAAATAAACATAATTACGGGTAACTGAGTAATGCCATTAACGAGATTAGATAATCTACTTTCAAGTAAAACTGGTAAGTATCTTTATGTTTCTCCTGACGATTTTAATGCGACAGACGCTTTAGATAATAGAGGAAATTCACCAACTAGACCATTTTTATCGATTCAGAGAGCTTTTCTTGAAGTAGCAAGATTTTCGTATTTACCTGGCATTGATAATGATCGTTTTGATCAATTCACAATCATGCTGTCTCCCGGTGTACACCATATTGACAACAGACCAGGCATTGAAAACGTAGATGATCTTCCTGTATTTCAGTATAATCAGGCGCTTGGTGAGTGGGAAACAAACAGTAATGTGAGTTTTGATTTAAGCGATCCTAACAACATTCTTTACAAGTTTAATGGTCGTGATGGTGGTGCTACCATTCCTAGAGGTACTTCACTCGTAGGTATGGACTTGCGTAGAACTCAATTGCGCCCATTGTATGTTCCTGATCCTGCAGATAAAGATGTTCCTCGTTGTTCGCTATTTAACGTAACTGGTGGTTGCTATTTTTGGCAATTCACTATTCAAGATGGAGATCTTTCTTCTAATTCTCCGTTATATGATGCAACTGCTGGTATAGGTAAGGTATACACTCAACCAAATGACACTGTTAATAAATTAATACCAGAATTCTCTCATCACAAAATTACTAACTTTGTATTTGCTGATAGACAAGATCTTGGTCTTCTCTACAGAAAGATTTCGCATGTTTTCAGTGATTATCAACCACCTATCGATGACGTATTTGTAGAAGGAGAAACACAACCAATAACCGAATATTGGTCTTCTACAGTTAATTACTCTGCTGGCAATAAAGTTTTGTATAATGGTCAAGCATATTTGGCATCTACTAGTTCAATCAATTCTAGACCAAATGTGAATCCAAATAAATGGTCATTAATGATCATTCGCAGCAGGGAGTTTGATTTCAGAATACAGGAAAATAGAATTGTTGGACCACTACAAGATGCTATTCGTCTTGAGGAAGTAAGAGTTGATGATTCAGTACCAGTTGGTATTACTACTCTTACTGTTCGTACAAAAATTAATCATGGATTTTTTCCTGGGCAATATGTTGCTATTACTAACAATGGTCTTAATGATACATTAAATGGAGTTTTCCAAGTAGCAAGTATTAGCGCAACAGATCCAAAAGTATTTACATATCGTGTATCTTCTACAGCAACTGGTCTAGGTCTTGTAAGCGGCACAACCTACACTGCAGCATCTTCACCCCCTCTTGACACTAACTCTACCGTACAGGCGGAGGTAGATAGCGTAGAATCTGCATCTCCATACGTCTTTAACGTTTCAATTCGTTCAACCTGGGGTATTTGTGGTATTTGGGCAAATGGTAGGAAAGCTAGTGGATTTAAATCCATGGTTATTGCTCAGTACACTGGTGTTTCTCTACAAAAAGACGATAGAGCATTCATTCGTTATGATGAGTTTAGCAACACTTGGAACCAAGCACCGTTAACCGATGCATTTGCAACTACTCCTTATCACATTAAGGGAGATGCATATTGGAAAGATGATTGGAGAAACTTCCACGTTAAGGCATCTGACGACTCCTTCATTCAGTGCGTTTCGATTTTTGCTGTAGGTTTTGCTGATCACTTCTTGATGGAAAGTGGTGGTGATATGTCAATCACCAACTCTAACTCCAACTTTGGTAATACTTCTCTACACGCTATTGGTTTTAAAGGATTTGCCTTTAACCAAGATAAAGGTGGATACATTACTGATATTATTCCACCAAAATTATTATCAACTCTGAATGTAAATAGAAAACAGTATTATACTTTTGATGTTCCTTTAATTAGAGGAACTTCGCTGAATCCTAACTCTACTAGATTATACCTTGGAACTGAAGATGCTCGCAATCCAGAAGATCGCCCAGCAGGTTCTATTGATGGATATAGATTGGGTGCAAAAAGAAATGAAAAGATTTTTGTAAAACTTGACGCATCTGCTTCTAAATCAGCAGATCTTATTCATTCTGGTTTTAAAAAATGGACTGCCTCACTTTCCACGTTAAATCCTATTGGTGTTGGATTTACTACTGAGTTTAATTTGAAGCAAGATGCTGCTAACTTAATTGATGCTAATAAGACATTCATTCAAGCGGAAGCATTTGGATATATTCTCGACAAATATCCAAATCTTCAAAATATTCCTTATGTAAATCCAAATATTACTTCTGAAACTGGACGCTATAGAGATGCTTCTACATTAATTAAAGCGAACAGACAAGAAATTATTGATTATGCTTTCTCTAAAATACAAATCGCATTTCCTTCATTCGTTGTTCCTGGTGGAGGAAATGCTGATGAAAAATGTAAGCGTGATATTGGATATATTGTAGACGCTATCGCTGACGATTTATACAGTGGTGGTAACTCCAATATGATTGATGCCACCAAAACATATTTTAACTCTTCTGGTCAACTAATCAGCAATGGTCTTGCTGGAGAAGAAACTCAATCAATCTTTGCTTTCAATAGAGCAAAAGATTGGTGTAAGAAAGCAATTTCAAACCTACTAACAAACACTTCTCTGTTAGATAACCCTGCTCTTTCTGCATCTGGTACTACGATTACTGTAACCACTGCAACGCCACATAATCTACAAGCAAATGATTTTGTAACAGTTGGTGGTGCTACACAAACTCAATTTAACGGTAGGTATCAAGTTCTTTCTGCTGGATTAACCTCAACTCAGTTTAGATATACTGTTACATCTGCTCCTAGTGTAGCAAATGCAACTGGAGCTGTCTATGTTTCTACTATCACAATCGATCCGTTAAATGATGATGCGAATGTAGGAAGATTTAAGGATGCAAGTAAATTAATTACTTCAAACAGGCAAGAAATTATTGATAGAGCAGCTGCAGAAATTGCTGTTCAGTTTCCCGATTTCTATTATCCAGGTGATCCTCAAACTACATCAACTTCTAGATATAAAGATGCATATCGTTTAATTCAGCAAAATAAACAAGAAATTATTGATGGCGCTTATGCACAAATAATAATTGATTTTCCATCTTTTGTAAATCCAAATGAAACTAAGTGCAAAAGAGATATTGAATATTTCATTGATGCAGTTTCTTTAGATGTTGTACAGGGTGGTGGTAACGTATATTCTCGTAAGTTTGTTCAGCAATATTTTGTAGATGCAAGTACTCCATTACCTAATGGTTTACTCGGAGAAGAAGGTCCATCTGTTTCTGCATTTACTAAAGCTCGTAACCTAATGAAGGCAGCTCTTGCCAACCAACTTACAATTAAAGATCTTACCATTACTGCTGGTAAAGCAAACTATAATGGAACTGGTTTGACTATTGCAAACACAGATGCAGTATCTTGTGCTGATGTTCAATTAGCAATTGATACCCTTTCTTTCTTAATTACTTCAAGAATTGCTGCAGGTAATCTTACAGGATTACCTGCAGAATCATTTGGGTCTTCGCCAGCAGGAGAAACTAAGTGTAAGCGAGATATTGCATATATTGTTGATTCGATTGCTCAGGATATTTTCTGGGGTGGTAATGAATTTACGGTAGGTTCAGTTAGAGAGTATTTTACTCAAGCAGGTACACCAATTCCAAATGGTCTTGTTGGCGAAATTGCACAATCTGTTGCTGCATTTAATAAAGCAAGAGAATGGTGTAAGCGAGCAATTACCAATCAACTTTACGCTAAGAATTTAAATATATCTACTGGACCTGCTGTTGCTAGTGGGTCAGGTGGAAATATTTCATATACGCAATCTGGAAATGGAGCAATTTGCATTGATGTTCAATCAACGGTAGATTCTTTGTTTTCTATTGTAACTAGTGTTATAAATGCTGGTAATATTAATGCGCTTCCAACAGTAGACAATGGCGATTGGGATTGTGCTAATGTAAGACGAACTATTGATACTTTAGTTAATATTATTAATAGTTCTCTTCTTGCTGGTAATTTAAATAATTTGCCAGTTAGAAATATTGGTCCATGGTCTCAAGTAAGTGATGCAAGTAAGTGTAAGCGTGATATTGGATATATTGTAGAAGCTATTACATCTGATTTGAAATTGGGTGGAAATATAAACACTATTAATGCCGCTGAATCATATTACACTGGTACTCAATTAGATTATATTGAAAATGAAAAGTTAGAAACTCTTGATGCATATCGTTATGTAAGAGATTTGGCGATTTCTGCAATGAGAAATCATAACACCTACATTTCTAATGCATCTACAACTAACGGATCTTCGATTGTAACTATTCCAAGCACAGTTGGTCTTGCAATCGGCATGAAGGTTCGCAGCGTTGCAGCAATTCCAACGTCTTCATCAAGTACAATTACATATACAACAAATATTCCTACCACTGCATATATTAAAAAAATTGGTGATGGCTTAAACGGTCTCGCTACAAATAAAATTCAACTTGGTACTCAAGGAAGCAAATTTGATATTGGATCAAATGTTAATGCTACCGCTACTTCCACTGGAGTTAATTTATATGTTGAATTAACTCAAGGAGTTTGGAGTACAGAATTAGCTCCATCAACTGATTTTAGTATAACTCAAGATTATAATTACCTTACTCCTGGAGATATTGCAACTGGTGCTCCTGGTGGAGAATGTGCTAGTGTTGCAAGCACGCTCGTTAATTATTATCAAATTTTATCTACTGTTATTAACAGTGGAGTTGGGTCGGTTCCTAGAGTTGCATCAACTTTAAATACATCTGGTCTTGCACAAAGAGCTACTCTATTTTCTCTCACTGAGTTTGATAGCAATGGAATTCCCACAACTAACCCACACCAGCTTGAAACAGGAACACCAATTCGTCTTGTACCAAGAGCAAAAAGTGGGGTTAATGTAGACAAGAGAGTAATTCGTTTACCAAAAGGATTTGATACAAATACAATTTACTATGTAATTGCTCCTGGCAGAAAAACCGATCCTTATGATTATTCTAATATTGGATTATTTAATGGTTCTAATCAACAGAATTTATTACTCGCAACCAGTTCAGAAAATGCTGCTGCAGGTATTTACATCTATTCGTCCGAAACAGATGGAATTGATTCAAATGTAGAAATTGATGTCTATCAATACATTCTTGATTTAAACTATGACTTACATCAGTATCAAACAAAAATTGTTGTGGGATCTTCTTCAATTCTTGAAACTGACAGACCACACGTATTTGATAAACCATCTACTAATGTAACTCCACAATTAGTGTTTTTCCGTATAGGATCTGATATTGTAGGATCTTCACTACCTACACTATCATCAACATTTGGTGGCGCAACTATTTCTAGCAAAACACTTTTTTATGTTCGTTACGTTAGTAGCACAAGATTTACAATTCACGAAACATTTGCAAATGCTCGTGATAATATCAATCCAATCTCTTTCCAACCAGGAAGCAGTGCAGTATTCTACACATTTGCTGATAAGCGTAGATCACCACTTAGATACGATCCTAAAATTGGCGTCTCACCCACAGATGGTTGCTGGTATATAGAAACTCTGTCTACTGGAAACACTATTATTCCTAGAATAAAGCAGTCAGATTATGCTGGAAGATTGAGAACAACTGATTCTTATTTTGAAAGAATTGAAGACAACAGAACAAAAGAGGATAGAATCTATCGTCTGCGTTATGTAGTACCTAAAAATCTTAAGACAGTTCGTGATCCTATCAGAGGATTTGTACTTAAAATTCGCACAGATGAAAAGAGAAGATTACTACCACAAAAAATTCTTCTCAAACCAACTTCAACAGGTGCAGATACAGCAACTCTGCTTGCTCCTGTATCAGGAGAGCGTCTTGGGTTATCCTTACAAGAGCAAATTACGCTCAATCCAAACTTCTCTTCTACATACGATCCATCACCATTTGGTAATCCAAAAAGATTGGAAACAAATGCAAAGGTAGCATTTACTGTTCAATCTGCTAGAAAAGTTTTGCTCAATGGCAAAAATTATCTACAGTTGAATGTTTTTGATATTGGTATTGATGCGGAAGCTTACAAAACCAAGATCCTTACAACTGTTAAAATTTCTTCGCCAGAAGGAGGTAATGGATTTTTTGTAGCAAGCGTAATAAATTCAAACAACACCAACAGAGTAACATGGGCAGGTAATTGTTCTGGCACTGCTTATGTGCACGGATACTTTGCATATGAAAACGAATACTATATGATTCTGAAGGATTTCACTGGAAATTCTTTCATTGATTATTATGCAGCAACACCTACCGTTTTCACCCAAGGTTCTGTAACTGCAACTTTGCTTGATAAACCTAACAGTGGTAGATCTGATATTATTAATAATCCATATGTTGTTGAGGGTGCGAATGTTTACACCTTAACTCCTGGCGATAGAGTTAACGATGACAATGGTGTTTCTTACACCATCGCTGAAGTAGAAGATGTTCCTGATATTCATAACACATTCTACATCTTTGATATTAATACGATTCGCAGAAGAATTTCTGGTCAGCAAGATGGCATTTACTACTTAACTTGTATTCGTGGCGACATCAGCCCATATCCTACTGGATCTGGTGTTGGTATAAACTTCAGAAACTTTAAGTTCTCGCAACCAGTTTCTAAACTTTATCCTGAGTTCTACAAGAACGATCCAGAGTGGTATAAGGGTGTTGATATTTCAACCACAACGCTATCCGATCCGCCTCCAACTGTATCTACTGCTGACAACTATGTACATGGTTTGGTCACAGTTAATGATGCTAAAAATAGTTTAACTAAGGAATTGATTCTTGATTTTATTCAAGATCCTGGTACTGGTGGATATACTTTCTCTGGAGATTCTTCAATTAAAGCACAGTCAGGAACTGCATCTGCTGGTTCGGAAAGCAGAAAAATTCCTATTAATGGAAATTCTTTATATCCAACAGAAGGAAAACTTTATGTAGAACTTCGCAGACCATCGATTGCTCGTGCAGGTAACCACACGTTTGAGTATCTTGGTTTTGGTCCTGGTAACTATTCTACAGGTCTTCCTGCCCGTCAGGAAATTGTTCTCACGGATGTTCAAGATTTTTACTCCCAAGCAAAAAAACAGGATGCTGGAATTGTTTTCTACACTGGTTTAAACTCTAATGGAGATCTTTATATTGGTAATAGAAAAATTAATGCTATTACTGGAGAAGAAACATTCTTAGAATCTGCAAAACTTGTAGAATCTTCTGATGAAATTGATCCAATTGATGGACTAGTAACTACCTTTGACACTGCAGTTACCTTTAATGAAATTATTACAGTAAATGGTTCAGAAGGAAAAGCAGAAAGTTTCTTCAATGCTCCAATCGTTATCAATAACACCACATCATTTGGATCTGTTGAGAACTTTCCATCACTTAAAATTGTTACGGGAGAAGGTACAAGTATTGGATATGATCCTTATTTAGAAATCAATATTTCTCAACAAAAAACTGGTGATATTATTTTACATCAAGGTAGAATTCAAACATCAGTAGTTGATTTCAATCCAAGAGGATTGCAAGATTATCAGATAATGACTGCGTTATCTAATAGAACTCCTGATCTTACAAATACATTTGGTATTTCAACTAGTGGACCATCACAGTTACAAAACACTAATTTTGGTAGTAAATTCCCACTTGTATCAGGATTAATTCAACTCAAAGGTGATCAAACACTCTTTACTGGTTCTTTGGGATGGATTTATGCTAACGATTATATTCGCATTGAAAATCGTTCTGGTACCATCAGTGGTTTTACTTTCAATCCTCAAATTATTGGCATTCAAGGTGCTGCGACTGGCACCACTGTACGTTTAAACTGGAATCTTGGTATTACAAACAATTCACTAAACATTACATCATCTTCACAAATTCGTATCACTGGTGCTTCTGGTTCTCTCGGTTCTATTAATGGAGTGTGGCCTGTCTACAGTACAAGTCAATCGCCATTTAATGGTGCTAATAATTTTGTAACGATTATTGTTAATAGCAATCTTCCTCAATTTACTGGTATTCCACTACCTAACAATGGTTATCCAGTTGATTCAGTAACACAACCAGGTATTGTAATTGAAAAATCTAAATCTGCATTCAAAGAGTTTGGAGTTCTTGGTTCTGAATCGATTAGAACCGAAACTGAGACAATTGGTGATTACAAGGTTGGTATTAACACCGTTGCTCGTTCTGCACATTCTGCATATCAAACTGCATTCGTTGATGCTTCTACGACTCCAAGAGCAAACTTAGATGTTGTTGGTACTGGATTTATCAGTGGTAAGAAGATTCTTTCTTATCTCACTCAAACTGGAACTAATAAGACCGAAACTAATCGAGATGATGCTTTCGTGGTTGGTGGTGATAGTGCAAATCCACTTACTGCTGCAGCAACTTTAAGAATTGCTACTACGAATAATGGCAGAGTAGGTATTAATGTAAATAATGCAAATCTCGATAGAACCTTAGTCGTTAGCGGAAATGGTAGAATTACTGGTGATTTTAAATTCGAATCTGATATCGAGGTAAATGGTGGTGATATTACAACTACGAACGCAGTATTTAACATTGCTAATCAACCAACTGCATTAACATTTGATGCTGGTGCATGGGCAACTACGGTAAATCTGTTTAATAGTGCCACTGCATCACAAACAATTAATATTGGTACATCAGCAACTAATACTGGTAATTTAAATATTCATAGTAATATTTACAACTCTACTGTAAATATTGCTACAGCACCACAAATTACAAATCCATCTACACCAACTCAACCGCCATCGTCTTTAATTACATTTGGTGGTGCTATTAACAATCAATCTCAAAGTATTTTTAGAGTAAGAAACTATCAAACTGTTCTCGATGGTATTTTAGAAATTAAGGGAGATCAAATTGCGGCGACAACTCCTAATAAAAAGTTTATCATGTTCCCATCTAATTTGACTTCTATTAAAATTGCTCCTACTGCTGGAGAAGTTGAAATTGGTGGATCTGTGGGAACAACTTTACTGCGTAATGGATTGAAAGTTAACAACAAAGCAATTTTTGAGAGTGATATTGAACAAAATGGTGGATTCCGAAATTCTAGCGTTGGTGTAACAAGAAACACTTTTGGAACAATTAAAATTTCGAAAGTTTCTAGAACAGGAAACACAGCAACAGTAACAACTACGCTTAATCACAATTTAAGTACTAATAATCAAGTTAGAATTCTTTGCAGTAATAGTCAATTTACAACTATTGGCACCGTGTCGATTACTGTTTCATCTTCATCTCCAACAGAATTTACTTATCAAACTACTGGAACTGGAACAATTACACAGCAAACTGCAACAGGAACAGTAATATTACCAAATGTTGGTAAATCACATAGTCAAGGATCATTGACTGGAATTGGTGGTGCTACATTAACTAATTTAAATGTTGATTATTATGAATATATTGAAAATATTGCATCTAGTCAAAATATTTCTGGATTAGTAACAATTACAAGTCCTAACACTGCTACAAAACTAATAATCTCAGATAATACTTTAGTTCCTGGAAACGCAATTATTTTCACAAATGTTGGTAATTTTACTGGAGTAAGTACGGCAACAACATATTATGTGTTGAATGCAGATACAAACGGTGTCACACTTTCAACAACTTCTGGTGGTATACCAATTACTGTTGGTTATACTAGTGGAACTACATCTCCAGGAACTGCTGCTGTTAGGCTTAAGAATACACTTATAGATCCGATTGGTAGTTCAGCAGTTAGTTCTACAACCACAACTATTCCGATCAATAATCCTGATGGATTGAATCAAATCGGTATTTATTTATTAATTAATACTGAAATAGTTAGAACCACAAATTTACCTTCAACGGTTACTCCTTATACAGTTGAAGTTGAAAGAGGAGTTGATGGCACAGCGCCAATTGCACATCAACCAAGCGATAAAATTGTAAGATTAATAAAAACAGAGAATGCAGCTTATATTTTCCCTGCTGCTGTTGGTGATTCGATAACAAATATAAATTTAGCCGAATTTAGTGGCGCTTTTAAAATAAATGATATTTTAAGAATTGATAAAAATACTTCATCTGAAGAATTTGTTACTATTACAACCATTAACGAATCTGCTGCACAAACATTTTCTATTAACAACGGTGGGTCGGGTGCATCTAAGCAAGTTACATTTAATGTTATAACAACCACTGGAAATACAGATATTTTAGGTGATGTAACGATTGGTTATGATGATGGAACATTATCAAGCACATCAAGTTTAGTATCTGGAACAATTGTAACTGGTGGCGGAAACTTAAAAGTACATAATTCCATAGAATTGAGTGGAAATACATCTACAACAATACCAGAAAAACAGTATTTTGTAATTACTAATGGATCATCCCCTCGTCTTTATGTAGATTCTAACACAGGAAATACCAGATTATATAATGGTGCTAATTTCCAAGTGTTTAAGGACTCCTTCTTTGCTTCAGGAACATTTGATAAATCTAGAGTTGATGTAGCAAGCGATATAGCATTTGAAATTCTTGGATCTTCTGGAAATACTAAATTATCTGGAACATTAACTATTGGTGATGATTTTACAATTAAAAATGGATTGAGTGGGACAAGTACTATCAAGATGGATGCTCAATTGGGCACAACTGTTATTGGATTACCTTTAACTGCTGCTGCGAATGGGGCTACATTAACTTTAAATGCTACATATAGCACAACAGCTCCTGCTGCTACTCCTGTATTTTCAATTGATAATCTTGGCATAAGTAATAATAAACCATTTAGAATTAGATTAGATGGTTCTATACAGGCATTTGGCATTGATAATTATTACACAAAGAATGGCGGAAGAAGAACAGAATTTATTGCCGCAGCAAACGGTGATCTAAGTGCAATTGCTGAGAGATTAAAACCAAATATTCAGTATTTGGTAAGACCAACTGGTAATTTAACTTTATATCTACCTTTAGCAAGTGATTGTGTAACGGGAGATATTGTTAGAATTATTGATATTCAAGGAAACTTGAATTATGATATTGCATTAAAAATTAGATCAGAACCTGGCACTAATATTCAAAAATCTCAAGGTGGAACAAACTCATATTCTGGCGGAGAATTGATTGTTAATACACCTAATGCAGGATTTGGACTTATGTTTGTTGGCGATTTTGATTCTAAAAGTCCTTCTACTGCTATACCTAGTGATAACAGAGGTTGGTGGTTAGTGGAGGTATAAACATGGCATTTGCAGATGCAACAAAATATGGAAAACTTAAATCCTTATCTGGATATCCAGTAGGAACAATTATTCCTTGGTCTGGATTAGAAGAAACTATTCCTACTGGATGGAGAATTTGCTCGGGTGCTTTTTTAAATGTCACTGATTATCCTAAATTGTATAATTCTATAGGAAATACTTATGGAGGCACACCTGGATCTACTTTTGGATTGCCAAATCTTCCTGGTAATGGAATAATAGATATTTTTGTGGGGCATTATAAATATTTGCAAAAAACAACTCCTACTTATGGACCAGGATCATCAAATGATAATCCTATGGACGGATTGCCTACTGCTCCTTGGACACCAAATCCAACTCTATCACGAAATAACGACCCATATTGGAATCAAGTTGGTGGCGCAAATTCCGGAAATTCTGGATCTGGTGCTGGAAATCCAACTCCTTCTACAATTGATTTGGTGGGTGTGAGAAGTAATGCCACTCCTGGTTTAAGTGCTATTGTTAGTGGACTTGCATTAACACCTGGAACTTTGCAAAGGGCATATAGTGTTTTACCTAGAAAACTTGGAGACGGGCATATTCCAGTGCATACTCATTCAATAAGTGCCAGCGGAGAAATATCACATGCACAAACCACCACCACATTCCTTTACTATGCACGCACTTGGGAATATTATGGATGTTTCGATAACGTACAACGTGAAAATGATGCCAAATCTACTGCCGAGTTTAGAAATACCACGACTGGCAATCATTTTGTTGCTGGAGGCGGATCAACTACAACAACCACTGAACTACCTGGGAGTGGATTTTCGGACGGTGACATGCTCGCTCACGTGGGCGGTCGTAAAAATTTTCACACCAGTATAAATGCTCCAATTAGAACTTGGGATTCTACGGGTGGACATGATCATGGATCAAATACTATTACATTTACTAGTGCTTTATCAGTAAAAGCTACAAATACATACACAGATATTGTTTCTAGCGATGTAATTATTGATAATAGTCCTGGACTTGACGCAGGAACCATAAATATGACTAGCGCCTGTCCATCTTTAACAATGTTGTTTATAATTAAAGCATTCTAATATGGGAACTACCTATGCATTTCAACGAGGAAAATATGGTGGCCCTTGTGGTACAATTTTTCCATATTTCCAAACTTTAATAGATTTAAATCCAAAACAAGCAGAGTATGTTGATAATATACCAGCTGGTTATCTTCGTTGCAGGGGGCAGATTTTGAATGCAGAACAATACCCACAATTAGCTTCAATAATTGGTATTGGTTCTTCTTGCATTTATAGAAAAAGTGGTATAACGTTGCAAGAACAAACTTCAACTGGTACTGGTGGTCAAATACAGTTACCTGATTTAGGGTCGAAGTATATTACTGCCTCAACAACTCCTGGTAATTATTTGAATACAACTACATTGAATACATCAACAAATACTGAAGTTACTAGAGCTGGAGTTGCTATTGATCTCACATCAAATGCTTCGACTACAAATGTTATTTCTTTTAATTATAATGGAATTTTTAAAATGACACAAAGAAATGTTCCTGTAAGTGGAACGATTAGAGTGTCTGCTCCTTCTTCAACCAAAAGAAGCTCTGTCTCAGAAGGTGAAATTATGGGGCATGGCCATGGTAGTACTCTTTCGACAGGAAGATTTATTAATAACTTATTACAATGTCAAGTTAAAACTATTAGAAGTGGTCCTAGCCTACTTGGCTGCAGACCGGATCCCGATGGTGCGGCGGACACTCCTACCGGAAGAGCTTGGGAAACATTTACTCTGGATATTTCTGGTAGTGATGAAGTGACAAATCACGCTCACACTGGATTATTTCCTAGTATTACAGGATCTAGTTCAACAGCAACATTAAATTATACAGAAATTCCTTCTTCTGGATTAGTTACAAATGTAACGTTTAATAAATTTAATAAATTTTCGATAGATAGAATATCGTCAAAATTTATCTTATGCGAATATCTAATTAAATTTTAAAAAATGTCTATTACTATCTCATCACTTACGCCTGTTAATCCATCAGTTTTTGCTGGAGGATCAATAACTTTTGCAGTTTCTGCTACATCAAATATACCAGCAGCTACTCTAGTATATCGTTGGCAAATAAGTAGTAATGGCACATCTTGGCTCGATTTACCTAATAATGGTGGATCTAGTATCACGTTGACAAATATACAAGCAACAGCAAGTAATGATCAAATTCGTGTTCAAATATCAGAATTTACACCATATAGTCCAGTAACTTACAATTACACCGTAACTGGTACGGGATCTTCTGCTTGGACATTTAGCGGATCAGCAAGCGGAAATAATCCTTCTCTATCTGCAAAAGTTAGTGATAGATTAAATTTTGCAGTAAGTTCAACAAACAATAATACATTTTACATTAAAACAGCATCTGTTGGTGGTACTACTAATACCGTAGCTACTGGTATTACAAATAATGGAACACAAAATAATACAGTAGTTTGGGACACTACTGCAGCTGCGGCAGCAACATATTATTATATTTCAGCAGAACACCCTGATAATATGGTTGGACCGATTACTTTATCTCCTGCTGTCAGCACACTAAATTCTACTGTTTATAGTAATGATGTTGGATTTGCCAGAAGTTTGACAGTTTTAATACCTCCATCAATAACTGTAATTGATTTAAATCAACCTTCATATACACTTGCTACGGGATCAAATTTATCGTTAACAATAGATGCAAGTACAGATAGTAGTTTGTCAGATTATATTAATACGGATGTAAATAATGTTAGTCCAATAGCATTTCAGTGGCAACAAAGCACTGATAATGGAGTAACTTGGACTAATCTTAGTGCAGGAACAAATATAACTATTATTGAGACATTATTATCTTTTCCAACAATTCCAGTAAGTTATTATAAACGATCTGTTTTAACTCTTTCAAATATATCATTTGCTCAAAATAGTATACGATATCGATGCCTTGTTTCTTATACAAAAGGGGGCGTTACCGCTTCTAATAGTCCTTTAGCGACAAATACAGTATTATTATTAGTAAATCCTCAAATAATTATTCTTAGGCAACCAGGAGAAGGAACAGATACAACAAGCACGATATCTTACAACACTGGCATCACTAATAGTGGAAATGCTACTCTGAGTGTTAATGCATACACTACAGCAACAACAACGTTATCTTATTCATGGGAATGGAAATGGAGTACTGAGAGTGCATATACGACAATTGGGACAGCTGGAACTACTCCATTTAGATTAGTTGCTGGAACCACACCTAATTCTCCAATTTTAAAATTAGAAAGAGTTAGATTGTCAAATGGCACAGAAAATACAACTGTTATGAATTTGCGAGTAATTATATCTGGATTGTCGGGAGAACAATCTATAGTGTCTTCTGCTGCATCTTTAATATTGACACAAACTGCAATTATTCGTAATCCGATATCCACAGAATCCATAATTGAAGATAGATATGGTCCAATTTTAAATAGATCCTCATATCCAGAATTATTACAGACATTAACCATTAGTGCGGGTGTAGATGTTTCAGTTGACACGGGATTGAAAGGTCCGATTACTCTTGGGTGGCAAAGACAATATGAATCAGAACCTACATTTACTGATGTTGGTCTCGTTAAAAATGATTCAGGAACAGATTTACCACCAGCTAGTAGTACTGCTCCTAGTTCTGCAGGAATACATACATTTACAACTCCAGCATTAAGAAGAAGCACAGATCATTCATCAAAGTATAGATTGTATGTAACATATAATAGCGGATATAGTAACGGAAGCACTGCAGTTGTTACAACTTATTCAACTCCTTGCACATTAAATGTATATCAAACTGCTTATATTGATAATGATCCAGGAAATTCAGAATCTTTTGAAAATAGTATAGCAATATTTGCAGTAACTGCTGCTCCTTCTAGTGGCACAATCATAAATTATTCATGGGAATATAGTATCAATGGAACAGCATGGTCTCCAATAGTTGATACTTCTCCATTATTAAATGTTTCTGCGATAACTTTTTCTGGATACACAGTAACAGTTACCTGTTCATCCCATAATTTAAATGCTGGAGATAAAGTTTATATTTCTGGAGTTACTCCAATTGTTTACAACGGTACTTTTACTGTTTCTAGTTCTAATTTGACTGCTACTTCTTTTCAATACACCGTTCTTTCTATTCCTACATCAAATGGTATTACTTCCGGAAGCACTGTTCACAAATCTCCTAAATTTTCTGGAATTAATACTAACACGTTATCTATTACTACTGTTAATTCTTCCATTGTTCAAAGATATTACAGATGTATTGTTAGTGTACCAAATTCTTTATCTACTGTGCAATCTTCTTTTGGTATTCTTAGTTTGCGTTCAGATAAAGTTCTGACAATTACATCTATCAACGACAAACAAGTTCAAGAATACAACTCTGTATCATGGACTGTTGTTGCTACCACGAGTAGTTTATCAGAACCTTCATACCAATGGCAAAAGAGTACAAGTGCTTCGGGTCCCTGGACTAACATAAATAATGCAAATAGTTCTACTTATGAAATTCCATCTGTTATTCTTGCCAATGCTGGTTTTTATCGCTGTTTAGTTACAAGTGCAGGTTCTAGTACATCATTTAGTAATAGTGCTAAATTACAAGTATTTCCTGTTGCAATTAATATTACTACAAATATTCCAACATCTGTTACTATTGATGAAGATTTTCCTGGTAGAGAATTAAAAATAGTAGCTACCAGCACAATACCTGGATTGATTAATTATCAGTGGGAAGTAAAACGATTTGGAACTTCAACTTTTGGTAATGCTCCCGTAGGTTTTAATCAAACAACTATTGATACTGATGTTTATAGAATAAATGCACCATCTAGAACCAATAATAATGATGTTTATAGATGTAAATTAACACAATCAGGAAATCCAAACACATATTATACAAATGAATGTACTATTACTGTAGATAGAATTTTTAATTATTACGCTGATATTGCCGACAAAAAAGTTACTGAGGGTACAAACGTAGATTTATCTTTATCACCTTCATTTACTGGAACTGATTTACCTTCTTATCAATGGCAAGCTAGTACTAATAATGGAACTAGTTGGTTACCTTTAACTAATGGCATGACGGCTTTTGGTGGTGTAAATGTAAATGTAAATGGTGTTACAACATCAGTTTTACTTTTATCTAGTATAACAAGTGCTTTAAACAATGTTATATTCAGGTGTGCTGTAACACTTAATCAAGTAACGAAAGTGACATTTTATAGATCATCTGTTCAAACTATACCAATTTCTCCAGCTGGTAATTTATTTTACACACAACAGATAAAATTATCTGTATCAGCGTCTGTTCCACTCGTAGCAACCTACACAGATCAACGTCAAAAAGTTGGTGCAGCAATTGGAACGGTAATATGTGTTCCAAAACCTTTTGATTATGTTGAAAATCCTGCTGCAACTACTGATGATGCTGATAGGTGGAGAGTCGCTCTTACGGGAATACTTTCTGGTGGATATCCAGCGCAAGGCATTAATTCCGATACCAAGCCATATGGATCTAAAGATAGATTTCCTGGATTTATTGAAATGCGTGGTCAATTATTAAAAGCTGAATGGTTTCCAGAGTTGGCTAGAATTTTAGGAACAAAATATGGAGGAACTATATCTAGTTCTAGTGTATATCCAAATTATGGACCTGCCGACCTTTTTAGATTACCATGTCCATATGGAAAATATTTGCTAGGAACAGGAAATATTGATAATAATAAATCATCTGCTTCTGTGTTTCCTTTATATGCTCCTGATGGAACATCAGGTGGTCAAATAAATGTTGCTGGATCTATGGGAGGAGAATATAATTTTGAAAAACAAGATCAGCTATCGCCAGGAAATCCAGGAATTAGTGGACAAATTGATGGAACAGCACCTACTGTTTCGCCACTTTTATTTACAGTGGGAATTCATAAAACTGATGGATGGGAAAATTGCAACAACGAAGTAGAAACTGCATTTATTGGAAACACTAGTTATAAAATATCCGATTCTTCTGGTATTTCAAAAGTTCCTTTAAGTGGTCCGCCGCCTCACTCTCATACTATTAACGCAATTATATTTGTTGATGCTAATAAAGTTAATGGGAAACTTGCTGGTCTAGCAGGAAGAGGGCAGGATTGCAGGGCTACTCAATCTTTCTCTGCTGGTGGATCAATATTAGACGGACCAGAAGGTGTTTTAATAAATACTCGTAATCCATCAAGAACACATAGTCATACTCTTTCATTTGATCCGAATGATTCTTCTCTTGGGGGTAGTACTGGAGTTTCAACTCCTCCTCCTAGTAGCGCAACCGTATATGTGTTTCCGGGCCCTGGTAGTTATTCATTTACTGTTCCTAACCCACCTCCTAACTCACCTGACGGTAATCTCGTTAGTTTCAAAATAAATCATTATTCTGGATCTGGTGGTGGCGGTGGAAACGATGCAGCAAACCCAGGATCTGGTGGCGGTGCTGGTGGTAGAATTGTAGGAACGGTTAAAAATATACCTGGGGGTTCTCTATTGAGAGTTATTGTTCCAATGGGCGGAGGCGGTGGTCGCGGTTGTATTGCGAGTGCTCCGGGCGGTGCTTCGGGTGAATCATTTCAAACTGGTTTTGGCGGTGGTTTTGGCGGAATATCTGGAAAAAATGGATGTTCTGGATCTGGTGGCGGTGGTGGTGGCGCTGCTCTCATGTTTTGTGATACAGTTGGTCCAATACCAACTGGTGGTTCTAATCCAGCTGGATTAGCGAAGGGAACTATTTTGTATATTGTCGGCGGCGGTGGCGGCGGCGGTGGTAGTGGATGGCATCAAAACGTTCCGAGTCAAAGATTTAACGGTGAAGATACACTTACAACTTGGGCATCTACTGCAATCAACAGTGACGATTTTTATTTGGACCGACAAAAATTAGATTTTACAGATTGGGGTGTGAGTACTACTCTACAATATGGTAGATCGGGTGCAAATAGATCCGGATCTAACACTGGCAATTCCGCAGACGTTGACGATGGTGGCGGCGGCGGTGGCGGCGGCGGTGGATATCGAGGTGGTGCTGGTGGTATAGATCCAGGAGCTGACATTAATGCTCAAAATGGAAGAGCTGGTACTTCTGCTTACAATGCATCGTTTTTTGATGGTCCTCCTTCTTTATTCAATGGTGTTCCTGGTGGCGCACGCGGAGGAGGTGCGAACGATGGAAATGGTGGGTCTGCTACTATAGAAATTATTACTTCTTCTGCAGTACCAGGTACTTCCCCTTCAAGTGGCGGTGTTAATTCACCAGATCACAATGACAATTGGGGAGTAATTAGAGGTTCTTCCAATCAATTTTTATCAGAATCAATCAATCATCACTTTGATCCTACTTCAACATTGGAAAGTTTATCAATATCTTTGCCTCCTGGAACAGTAACTATGAGACCTACCTCTAGAACAGCATTTGATAATAATCTTAAATTTTATTTAAGAAATAATGAATCAATTCCGTTACAACAACCATATTTTAGATTGAAATATCTAATCAAAGCTTTTTAATCTAAATAAATAAAAGAACAAAATTATGAATAAGATTTTAACAATATATCTAGATCCTCATGTAGGTCATCCAGATTTAACAAATCCTTTTACGTTCATTTATAAGGGATATCCTTTGCAAATCGATGAGCAAGATTATACCAATTTTATTTCTGTTTTGCCAGAATTTTGGTATACGGAAAATGATAAAATAATTTTATTTACTTTGTTTGAGAATGGTAACTATTATTGTGAAAGACAAAAAAGAGTTTATAATTATGCTATTAA